AGGCTGAGCCTGAGGCAAAAGTTAATAGCACGCCATCAGTGGAATTTAAGGTATATGACGACCCTGAAAGCGAAACTAAATCTCAACTTGAGCCATGGGTAAAAGCACGTCTGGAACGTGAGCAAGCAAAGGCGCAAAGGGAGCGTGAAAAGCGCGCTGAAATTGAGCAGGAAATGTTGAAGCTTAAGCTTGAGAGAGAGTCTAGCAATAGACAAGCTCCATCTCAGCCCAGCAATCCTGAGCAGCCCTCTGACCCTTTAGAAATAGTCAGACAAGTGGTTAGGCAAACTTATATGGATGAAGAGCGCAGCAGACAAGAAATGCAAAGAAATGCGGATCTTGAAAGAAAGCGCAATGACTTTAACGCTAAGCTGAAAAAAGGCTATAAAAAATTTGATGATTTCGATGTGGTATTTCAAGAAGACATTAACCTGCCGCCAGAAGTTGTTGAGTTTATGCATGACATTCCTAATCCGGATGAATTTGCATACAACCTGGTGAAATATAACCCGAACTTGCTTGATGAAATTAGCACGCTTTCAAAAACAATGAGAATCGTAAAAGCAAACTAATTTTACCAAGCATTTATGGCTAAAAAACACAGGAAAGTAGCCTCAGCAGCCCCAACACCACCTGTCTCCGTAAACAACACGGGAAGCGCCTCAAAAAGCACTTCTCAAATGTCATATGACGAATTATTCAGGCACGTCAACCGGCGGCGTAAATAGAAAAAGGAGAGATAAAGATGGCTAACGGTTTAATTACTAGTGAGTTAGTTTCGGAAACCATGCTTGCACGATTTGTTGCAAGTAATGCGTTTATTAATCAAGGTTCACGTGGTTTAAATGGGGACTTTACCCAAAAATCATACGTTCCTGGTGAAACAGTTAAGATCAGAAAGAGAAATCGCCTGAAAGCTGGAGACGGTCAAAGTGCGACTGTCCAAGGTATTAGCGATGCGGTACAAGAAGTATCTTTGGCTCATCAATACCATACGATGGTTGATATGACTACGCTGGAAGAGGGGTACGATCTTGATAGTTTTACAGATCAGGTTGTTAACCCTGCAATTGATGCTATCAACGCAAAAATGAATGCAGATATCTATGCCGCTGCGCTTGCGCAGGTGAATTATGCAACTGGTTCAACATCGTCTGCATTAGATCAAAGCGCCTTGTTTACAGCTCAAGGAAAAATGACAAAACTGCAAATGTCAAAAGCAGATCGTTGTTTGGTGGTAGGCACGCCAGATGCGGCTGCATTAAACAGCTCTTTATATAATACCTTCAATACTCAGTTTAACGAAGACATTATCCTGGATGGCAAGTTAGGTCGCTTTGCTGGCTTTGATATCTACGAAGATGAGGTTATTGATAGCTTTACCGCAGGCAGTCTTGCTGGATCGCCTGTAGTTGCAGCACAGCCTTTAAATGGCGCCACAACTCTAAGCTTAAGTGGATTTACTCCTGGAGCAACAGGCGTTTTATTAGCTGGGGATGTTATCAGCATCGAAGATGTGTACTCAGTCGCTCCATTACGCTACACGAGCACCGGAAACCTAATGACATTTGTTGTTCAAAGCAACGTAGATGCAGATGGTGGTGGTTTGGCTACGGTTACCGTTTCTCCATCTATCAATTGGGATTCTACAAGCACCTTGCAAAATGTGGATAGCAGGCCAGGGATGGGCGCAGCAATCACCCGCATTGCGTCAAATACCCCTAACATTGCATTTACACGTAGTGGCTTAGATATCGTTTGTCCTCCGTTGCCAAAACTAAAAACCCCAGAGTGCTTTGTCAAGTATGACGAAAAATACAACATTGCTATTCGTTTGGCTGCTGCTGCAGACATTAATGAATCAGCCAACTTGTATCGTTTGGACGTGCTCTGTGGCTTTGCATGGCATGACCAATACGCAATGCGTTTATATAGTCAGGCATAAGGGGTACAGACATGCAAATGTTATTTGAACCAAAAACCGGAAGAGCAGAATTAGCTGGTTGTGCAGAGGACGTAAGTTTTCTGCTCAGCCTGGGCTATACCCGCAAAAGAATTCCGGCAGAGAGCGTAGAGGCCAAGAGTGTTGAAAAAAAAGAGCCTTCATCTAAGAAATTAAAAAAGGAGAATCAAAGTGAAAATTGATCATAGTCGTAACGGGTCAGACGCACCCCGGTCTATTAGCTTTCCCATTAAAGTCGGCCTAGATAACGCAGAGCGCGGATCTTCAGCTGGCTGGGATCGCGAAAAGCGTCTTTCACGAGATGCAAGACGCGATAAAACTGCCGCTCGTGAGCTTTCACGTGATGCAAAACGCGATATGCGTTATCGCTAATTAATTGGAGCGCCAACGATGAAAGTTGAAGAATTAATAGCATATGCTTTTAAGAAAGTGGGTTTTGTCTTTTCTGAAGAAAACCTGCGTGCAGCTTATGAAGCGGAGGCGCTCTATTATTTAAATGAAGAGATATCCAGTTTGAATCGCAGTGGTAATACATGCGCTTATTTTACCGAAGTGGACTTTACAATGGTTCCTGCGCAGCAAGATTACACGTTTGGGCTTACCGAATCGGACGTGACTACAGAACCCTTCACCGAGGTGGAGTTTGTTCATATCCTTTGGGATGGCGTTAACTATAGCTTGTCTCCCGAAACAAGAAAATTGAGGCTCGGCAGTACTACTTTTCCGCAGCCTTATGATGCCATACCTGGCGAGGTGCTGGTTAAGAGAAATTTAACACAAGCCATCTTGTCTTTCTATCAAATTCCCAACTTGGCTTTGCCATGCAAAGTGTATGGTAAGCAAGAAATTTCTAAATTTGTACAGTATCAAGACATTACCAATGTTCCAGAATATTATTTAAAGTATCTGCTCTATGTGTGCGCCAAGGAAATTGCTGGTCAGTACGTTGGAACAACCTGGACAGACGTTGACGAAATGTCGCTTGAAAAGGCGAGGAATGACGTTTTTAGCGCTCCAGAGCTCGATGTAGGCATCATTAATACGCCAGCGCTTTTAAATTCAACAAACAATGCAATTGGGCTTGCCTCAATTTATGGATCGATATAATTATGTCGGCACAACTTAGAGAAATGCCAGAGGTGCCATTTCCACTTGTAGGTGGGTTTGGCCAAGATTTGAGATCACAGGTTAATCCTGAAATCACCTACAACATGTATATAAGCGTAGGGAGTGCCAAAGATGCGGTGCCCGTTTTGCTTCCAACTCCAGGAATGAGGCCTATCCTTAACTTTCAAAGTGGTGCAAAAGGGCGCGCTCAGTTCACATATAAGAACCAAGAGCACATGTACTGCGTAGTTTCTCAACATGTATATAGGTTCGATTCTTCCCTCAATTTTACCATTATTGGCAATTTATCCACTAAGACGGGAAATGTCAGCATTATTGCAAACAATGCAAATCAAGTTTTATTTGTAGATGGTGTAGGAGGGTGGGTTTACACAGAAACCACAGGGGTGTGGACTGACATTAGCTCTGTTGAAAATTTTCCTGCTGGTTGTATATCGCTTGGCTATCTAGATGGATATGGGATCGGTTTTTATGGTGATTCTAGGCAATTTGGTCTATCAGAAATAAATGACTTTTTAACGTGGCCGCTGGCCAATATTGGGAATATTTCACGCAAGGCGGGGACAGGCGTAGCGGTGGGAGTTATAAAAGGTCTGGTTTTATTTATGGGAACCACTTCAACTGAAACATGGTTTAATTCAGGGGGCGCATTATTTCCTTTTTCGAGGGACAACAACGCTCTTTATGAATATGGTTGCGCTGCACCTGGAAGTGTGGCTGAGGGCTTTGATAGGTTATTTTGGCTTGCTCGTGATATTAATGGCGTTGGAGGGGTTCGCCTTACAAATGGCGGCCCTCCACTTAAAATAAGCACTTATGAAGTAGATCGACAAATTGGCGAAATCAGTGATCCTTCTGACGCCACAGGTCAGATTTTTAAAAAAGATGGCCACATTTTTTATCAATTAAGTTTTACAAGTGGCAATATCACATTCCTTTTTGACCATACTACATTTGAAAAAACACAGGATTTATCTTTGTGCTGGTCTCTATTGGGTGAATCAGACTTTGACACAGATTTTCAAGACCATGGAAGTCGTCATTTAATGCAGTCGGTAGCTTACTTCAATAATAATCATTATACCCTAAGCTACAGTTCGGGCCAATTATTCATTTTGGACTCAGATTACTACCAGTATGACGCGAATAACATTTTAAGGATGAGGATTACTAAATGCTTTACCCATCCAGCTTTAAAGGTATTGCGAATGGCGATGATCGAGCTTTTAGTTATTCGCGGAGTTGGATTGCAAAATGGAAATGATGCAAACCCCACTATTGAAATGCAGGTTTCATTTGACAGAGCTACCACGTGGACAAAAGCACGCCAAGCAAATCTAGGGAAAATAGGAAAGTCTCACGGTCAGACTATTTTTTATGAAATGGGGATTGCTCAATCTTTCGTCTTTATGTTCAAGTGTTGGAATGCTGTAGATTCCGTAATTATGGGTGGTTCAATGAAATATGCAGTGGTGAGCCCATGACAGCTAAATTTAATTTAAGGCCCCCAGTTGATTCTCCGATGGTCGATAGAGAGGGTCGATTAACCCCAGATTGGTTACAATTTTATCGCCAACTATTCAATTTTTTTGAAAATAACTTTACTCCACAAATTATATTGGCTCCAACCATTAATAATTCCGAGCTCTCCAGCCTCCCCACTAGTCCGAAGGGGGCCATTACTTACAATGGGGAAACTGACGAAATTATATGTTTAAAAGCTGCTGGCTGGAAAAACGTTATCACCTCTTAGGAATCTAAAAAATGGGACTATTTGACAGCGTTACAGACTCGATTAGCGGGGGTGCTCAAAGCGGTTACGGGGACATGCAAGGAGAAATTCAAAAGGGCATTGATTCTGTAAACTCCAATTATGATCAGGGTCGCGCTTATTTAGAGCCATATAACGAAGCTGGCAAAAACGCCCTCAACAATTATGAAGACTTTTATAGTCAGTATGCCGATCCTGGAGATTGGTACAACAAGACAATGTCTAACTGGGAAATGTCGCCAGCTGCAAAAATGAATCAAGAGTACGGCTTAAAAGCTATGAATCAAGCAGCCGCTGCAGGGGGAACTGTTGGAACTCCTGCTCAGCAAATGGGCGTGGGCAAATACATGAATGACCTCGTGAAAGGCGATCAACAGAACTATTTAAATAATATTCTAGGCATTGGCGATAAGTATGGCTCCGCCCAAGGGGCTTTAATGGGTCAGGGATATAATTCTAGCAATGCACTTTTAAGTTCATATATGAATCAAGGGAATAAAATTGCTGATCTCTATGGAAATATGGGCGTAGCTAAAATGCAACAAAGCATGGCTCAAGGCGGTGGTATGAATGATCTCCTTGGCCTTGGATTTGATGCGTTTGCCGGAACAAATACAGGAAAAAATGCTTTAAATTGGTTTGCAGGATTATAACATGGCTGGCGGAGTAGCTACTTTAATTCAACAACACACTTTGCCCCAAGCGCTCGGCCAGGGAAATGCTTTACTTCAAAGCTTTATGAAAACCAGAGCCATGCCTGAACAAATTAAAAATAGTCTGCTCCAGGGTCAAGCAAATGCTACAAAAGCGCAGAATGAAGCCCAGTATGGAAGCGGTCAATACGGTCAAATATTAACAGCACTTAATAACCCCAACGTATCAGAAAATCAAAAAAAAGCACTTCAGACTGCGTTAACAATAAATAGTTTGTATCGACCTGGCATGCCTAATGATCCAACAGCTCAAGCTATTAGATCTGGCTCAATTGTTCAGGATCCGAATTTAAGCAATACAGTTCAAACTGGAAGCGGCCAAAGCGCTCCCGAGCTATACAAAACCCAAGAAGACCAATACAAAGCAAAAACCAAAGAGCAGCTAGCGCGAGCCCACGAAAATGAGCAAAGAGGCAATTATTATGAAAAGGGCGGTGCGAAAGGAAGCTTTATTGATTACCTGATGAATAATCCAGACGTTAAGGGGGTTATTTCTCCTGAAATGCTTTCTCAGGCAGTCGGAAGCACTCTCACTATGGGGGCTCCTGCCGCCGTTAAAGCAGAGGCAGCTGCCAATATAGCTGTGAAATATGGGAATACCAATTTAGCCGATTCTGTTGATAAATGGCAGACAAAGCAAGGAACTACATCTGCAATTCTTAATAAGCTTGCTGGCTATGACATGATTGACAAGGGCTTTGAAACCGTAATGCCTCGATATATTCCTATCATGCAGTATTATAGTGGCCCGCAAGGCGCCCTAAACTTAAAAGCTGATATGGCAAATGCCGCCCTGGGCCGTCCAACTTCCCCAGAATATGACAAATACAAGACGTTTGCCACCACAGTTCTACCAACTTTAGCAGATCAGCTCAGAAAAACATGGGGCGCATCCGTTACACCTGAAATCAATGCGCAACTTCAGGGGATAATAGGCTTCAAAAATACGTGGGATCAAATTCAACAAAACCCCAAAATAATAATGGACCGTTTTAATGAACTGCAAACCCTATTGGGTGCTGAGGTTAGTGCGCTCGAAGACTACAAAGCTCCTAGCATCACAGGAAGTAAGGAAGGGGCTAAAGATAATACTGACCAAGTAGAATCGCAAGAAGGGTACGGTGGCTATAGCAAATCTGACATTGACGCTTATGCAAGCCAAGCGGGAATTACCCCTGAACAAGTTGTGGCTGCCATGAAAGCAAAAGGAGTCAAGTAATGGCTCAAATACCACTTTCAGAACTTCTTGGCCCTCCAACTAAACGCCCAAGTTTAGATGAATTGTTAGGAACTCCGACTCCAAAAGAACAGTCATTCAAAGATAAAGCTTGGAATGCTGCCGAGGCTCTCATGAATAATCCGGTGGGAGATGCTCTTTCAACTATAGGCGGAGGGCTAAAAGATTTTGCCACAGATACAGCCGCCGGAGTAGCTGACCCTTCATATCAATTTGCCCTCGGGCTTCAGAATAGGCTCAGTCAGGGTCTTGGGAAAGTTTCAGGAATGCCTGCGGAGCGCTTTGGACAGTATGACGTGGATTCTTTAGCAGCTAAAGCACCTGATCCCATGTTGGCTGAAGCGCTGTCGCTGCCTGGGGCTCTCTTAGCTCCAGGAGGGGCTGCGCTGAAGGGTGCAAAGGGTATAAACGCATTGTTAGCCGGAGGTGGTCTTGGGGCTTTGTATGGTGTTGGCTATGGTGGAAAAAATCCCGAAGGGAATGTGCTTGAGGATGCAGCTGTAGGAGCTATGTTGCCAGCAGGGATGGCCGGAGTCGGAAAGTTGGCAAGCATGACTGGAAAAGGTGTCGCAGATCTGGCAAAGAGTATGGCTGCAAAAAGAATGTTAAACAAAACAGAGAGAGAAGCCGCCGATGCGTATAGCGGAGTGCTCACACCAGATCAGGCCGCTCAAAAGTTAAAAGCAGTTGGTGAAGAAATACCCTTTGATCTTGGGGCTCTTGTTGGTGACGTAAAAAGCGCTCAAAAATATAAAAAAGGTTTCAATACATATGGCTCACAAGTTACAGCCAGAATGCAAGAAGCTGTAAGCAAGACTAATCAAATAGCCAATAAAATGGCTGACGAGCTTAGCCAGGGTTATGATGAGGCCTCGGGCAGTGAGGCTCTCTTAAAGCATATAAAAGAAAACTACGGAATGCACAAAAACGAGTTTATAAAGCTTGATGATGAACTGGCGAATGCGGCTAGCAAAAAGCAGATCGACACAACAAACAGAGCTATAAGCCGACAGGCTGCAACTGACATCCTCGACAGCTTAAAAGAAACAGAGATGAAAGGGGGCGTACACTTCCTATCGAGTAACCCGAGCTTGAAAAAGCTTGTTGAGAATATCAGTCGGGGAGGGTCTCCAATAAGTGTGGATATTGCAACTGGCGCTCCTGTTAAGTATAGAACTAATTATGATGACTTGAAGAATCTAAGGTCATATGTAGGCGAGCAGGTTGGAAAACTTAAAAGAGCATCGATTGACAAGAGAGACCCCGAGGCTATTGGAGAGCTGGGCAAAATATATTATGCGCTCGATGATGACATGGCTGCATCATTAAAAGACCATCCAGATCTACTGCCACTTTGGAAAAGACGGTCTGAATACTATAAAAATGAAGTTAAGCCCTATGAAGCTAATAAGCGCGTTTCGGATATTGTCAATTCAGATGAACAAGCCAACCTTTTTAGAAAGCTGAATAGCACTGATCCAGAGATTCTCAAGGCCGTTGATCATATGAACCCCGGCATGAAAAAACTACTGCTCGGATTGGGTTTTAAGAATGCAATTAAAAGCGACTTTGGAACAGGCGAAATGATTGGCAAGCCTGACATGATCTCAAAAGCATACGAACGCTTGAACAATGCACCTTTATTAAAACATACTTTAGATGAAAGTGATCATGCAACTTTCAAGAAATTAAGCATTCTTAACGATTTAACAAAAGAATATCGGCCATTATTAAAGAATCCAGAAACTGGCGCTAAAAACACCAAATATTTACAAGAAATTGCGATGTCTATTCCAACGGCTTTGGGGTTGGGGGCTGGAGTAATTGCTGGACACTCATTTGCTCCCGCTGCTGCAATGGCGGCTGGAACGGGAGCTTATATAAAAGGGAGGAATGCTCTTAATGAACTGAGGTCAAACCCCAAAATTTTGGAAGCTTACACCAACCCAAAAGAGAGAAATTCCTTGATAAAGCAGGCTATAAGTCAAGCCAATGAAACCAAAAAATCGGGAGTAGGAACCAAAATAACAACCAAAGCATTAAAAAGCCTTTCAAATCCATCATTAATTAATTATCTATTAAACAGCGGGAATAACTAAATGTCAACCACCCCTCAAGCTATTTTATTTTATAACCCTGTTTGGACTGTCAACGATCTGATCGGAGAGCCTAACGATGGGGGTTTCATCTATTTTTATAGATCTGAAAATCCGACAGAACTAAAAACCGTTTATAAAGATAGTTTGTTGACAACCCCGTGGCCAAATCCAATTGAATTTGATGTTACTGGAGCCCAAGACGATAATTACCCTATCTATGGCACAGATGATGAACCATATCGAGTAGTTATTACAAACAGTCTAGGGGTGACGGTTCGCTCATTTGATCCTTTTCCTGCATCAGATAGCGGATCTCCTGTTATTCCAGATCAAGAGATAACCAACCAAATTCCAAATGGCCAAGTCAATGATGCGTTAATTCTAGAATATAGCCCAGTTCCAGCCTCAATAGAAAATATCGTGCCAGGACATGATTTTATAAAGAGCAATACATCGGCTACAGACACATTAACAGTTGAGCAGTTAACAATAGGTCAGTCAGATATTCCTGCATACCCTCAATATCAGATTAATTATACCTGTACAGGCCCAGGAACTTCAGAAACTACAAAAGACTATATCGTTTATTTAAGTGACCCTTTTGCCTATTCCAATACACAAATGACGGCTGCTTTAAGCGCTGTAAGCGCAACTTCTAATACACTTGGCATCCTATTTGTTCAAAACTTTGGAACGGGAGGAACTCCAAGTGCAGAAGTTGTTACTCCAATTGGAACGCAAGCTTTAACACCTCAAGAAGAAGCTTATGACTTTACTTTTCAAGTTCCCAATGCTAGCGGGAAAAGCCTAGGTACTAATAACGATGGATATACAGCGATTATTTATCGGTTGCCTTTTAACGCGGCTTGCAATATTTCTTTTACTAATTTGGGATTATACTTTGGAGCTCAAGCCCCAGTTTATCAATACAAGCCTGCATGGCAATCTAAACTAGAGGCCATTGGCTCTGAATTTCCAATTTTAGCTAGCCTGCCTGTGTCAAATTATAATCCAGCAGACGGCAACTATGAGCTTTTACTGATATCAGGCGTCATGACATGGGTGCCTTTGGCAGGCAAAATGGAAGAGTGGCCTACGAATACCCCGCCGCCGACTGCATTGCTTTGTAATGGCTATCCACGTTACTCTCATGATTTTTATAATTTGGCTCAAGTTAATTTGGTTGAAGAGTGGGGCACAGGCCCGGAAGGGTTTACCGCATCTTTATCAACTGCCACAGTGACGGCAACCTGTTTTAGTGATGGAACGGTTGTAGCTGGGGGCGCTGGAACTTCCGGCTTCACATATACTCAAGCCAGCGTGGGAAGCTCTTCAACAAAAGGAGAGGCTGAGATTGTTATTCCAGCAGCATCTGCAATCACGGATGGCAGTTACTTTTTTATTAACTCCCCCAGCACCGAATATGCCGTGGTTTTTAGCCTTAAAAACAGAACTTTTATTGACACATCTAGTGTTGCGTTAACTGGCAAAAAAATAATCAAAGTAGTATTTGAGGGTGACGAAACCAATGCGGAAATGGGTGCTCGGGTTGAGAGTCAATTAAAAATTGCTCACTTCAGAGTGCCAGACGTAAGAGGTCTAATCTCAAGAATGCCTAACTTTGGAGCTACAGCGGTATTGCCTGCTGTGCAAGCATTAACTTTGACCTCAACGGCCAATCATTCTGCAATAACTTTTGCAATTGTTGGTCTTGACGAAAATGGCGATCCGGATACTGAAGACTTGGCAGGCCCGAACGCCAATACAGTGACATCAACGAAAACCTGGAGCGCAATTACCTCGATAACCCCACATGGGGCAGTTGCGACTACGGGTGTTGAAGCAGGTATTGATGGTGATGACGATGCGTTTTGTTTAATCCAAACGACTGCTGGCGCTACAGCTTTAATCATAAACGGCATTTATGGGCGCGATCCTGATTATGCAACACGCTATGCTATGTATACCGGGGGCGCCACTGCTGACAATGTCGGGTCGCAACAACAGAATCAGAATTTAAGACATAATCATGATTATTATCTAGAGCCAGGCTCAGGACAATCAGGAGGAGATCAAACGGCGGGCGGAAATTACGACACACCTTTGGAGACATCTAAAGACGGCGGCAACCAATCAAACCCAAACAACGTTTACGTAAACAAAATTATCTACTATTAGGAGCACGAGCATGGCGTATAATTTAAAAAACAATGTCTGGCAACAAGACATAAAAATAAGTCTAGATGCCGCGGACGCGGATAGCATCGTTGCATCTGCCACTTATCCCGCTGGTTATATCCCTTTAAACGGGGCCTTGGCAGATTTGACTGTTGCACAGCTCCCAACGGTTGAAGAGGTTACCTTAACGTCTGGCGCTAACTTATCAGCCATCAACTTTACCATTGTTGGGGTTGATTTTGATGGCAACGTGGTTACCGAAACTCTAGCCGGCCCAAACGCAAACACAGTGACTACTACAGCGCAATACTGGCGCGTTACCTCAGTTACCCCGGACGCTACGAGCGCAAGCACCGTACAGATTGGTATTGCGGGTGATGATGATGCCATCGCAGCTGCGGCTGCTCCCACGGCAGATACACCAATGGACATTGTTTCAGCGGCTCTCGCCAGCGCTACAGAAATTTTAATCGCCAATCCGGCTTTTGAAAGTTTTAATGCCGGTGGAGATGAATCGCTTAATACCTACACAGTTAACGGCGTTGACTTAAATGGAGCTGAAACAGAGCAGGAAATTAATGGCCCAAATGCTACGACAGATAATTTAGAGTTACCATTTAGACGTATTTACTGGATTTCTCAAGCAAATGCAGGCGCAGGAACTTTAGAAGTTGGAAATGCAGCTGCCACGTATAGCCCATGGTGTTATCACTCTAAGCAGACTGACGGCTTTAAAGTGGAAATGGTCGGAATTGTACCAGGCGGTACAACCGTCAATTATAAAGTTCAACATCTTGCAAAATCTAAGTATTTTGACGTAGAGGCAATTTTTGATGATGCTTATATAACTGGATCAACTGAATCAGATAATACTTTTTTATCTAATGAGCCTTTTGATGCATCGCGTGTGTTCATCAATTCAGGGACGGGCCCATTAACAATTTACTTTTTAGTGAGACCAGCAGGATTGATGACCGCTGGAATCGTTAAGCAGGAGGGCTGATTATGCCAGTAAGAGCACCAGCAAGTTCAGAAGACTGGAGTCAATATCCAGCTACTCAAGATGTTGATATTGATAATAATGATATAGATAATGTAGCAAATATATCGGGCCACTCTACAAATAACAGTTTGGCTATAGCAACTAGAACATTTCAAATTTCCGCCACCTCTCCAACTCCAGTAAGTTGTGTTGTAAACAATATTGGAACTGATGTTAATTCACATGCATATTTAGGAGCTGTTGCAGTTAATGATTCTGCTGGAAGTCCTATTTTTTTGTGGAATATACCCAATGCACCAACTGGTGCCGGCTCAGGAAGTCTTTATACTTTAAGTTTAAGAACCGCTGATAAGCATTGGGTAGCGGTAGAAGCCCCGGGTAGTGCGTTTGATTTAACAACTAATGTAATTTTTGATTATAATCCTGTAGCTAGACTTTTTGAGTTTAATAAATTCACGGGACTAAAAAGTCAGAATATAACTACGACAGATGCAGTTTCAATCTCAAGCACTTTGATTACAGTGTCTACAACCCCAACTCCTACAACATATACCGCTGTGCCATGCGTTCGTATTGACAGTGGCGCTACCCCCATTAATGTCACGCTCGAAGCAACGCTTGAGGTAGCAGACCGGGAAATAAGAATTTGCAATATCGGCAGTTCAACTTCACTTACTCTTCTTAGTAGCGCCGGCCCTCCAGTTGCAGGGGCCCCCATTAGCCCAGGTCAAACTTTGACCCTTCAGTGGGATGCTGTGGCGGCAGTTTGGCGCAGAGTGAGTGTTGGAAGTTAATTTTAAACAAAAAAGGAGTGAAATCGTGAAAATCAACAAAAATATGTGGAAAAAAATGCTAGCTGGACTGGTTTTAATGCCATCTTTGGCGTTTGCAGGGAACTATATGTACTTGAACGGAAGTACCGCTGCTCAATCTGTGATGGTGCCTCAAAATAGCTCAAATACGGGCGCAATGATTGCATCACCCGTGAAGGTTGATAGCTCGGGAAATATGACGGGAATTCAGAACATAACTGCAACAGGCTTACTTGATGTTAATACAATTTTAGCAAACGGCGTAACTTCAACTGGCACGCTCACTGCAACTCTGGGTAATATCACCGCAACAAACGGTAATTTAGTTCTTGGGACTGCTGGTAATAAACTTGAGATTCCAACTGGTGCCGATGCCTCTGTAGGTACATGTACCTTGGTCGCTGGAACTTGCACAGTAAGTACAACTGCTGTCACTGCCAATTCAATCATTATCTTAACTCGCGAATCGATCGGCGCGACTGGGGCGGCCGCAACTGGTAACCTTGTAGTGGGCACAGTAGTAGCCGATACTAGCTTTGTGGTTAACTCCGTACAGCCGGCAGATGCAACAGCTCTACAGGCAACGGACGTCTCGGATGTGGGATATGAAATCATCAACTAAAGAAATGAACTTTAAACATCCTTTGATTGTTGCGCTTCTACCCCTAGTAATTATAGGGGTATTTACGTACATGACTGAAAAAGTTGATTCTCTCCAACTTGGGCTTGCTCAAATGCAAGCGCAGGTTTCAGGGATTCAGGCGCAAGTGGGCGAGATGAATGATAATATAAAGTGGATTAGAACGAGGTTGCATTAATGAAATGGCAAGATTTCTTTATTGATGACAAAACCAAAATGCCAAGCTCTTCACGGTTATTATTTATCGTGGGGGGCCTGATTTATATTTTATGTAGCTCGGTTTGCTATGTTTGGTTTGTGATTACAACTAAAACGTTTGACATGCCAACCCTGACATTGCTTGGTGGGGTTATAACGTTGGCTACCAAAATAGCAATTGAAAAGCGCATTGCGGCCAAGGACGATAAAAATGATAGCGTTACTAAAGTTTAAGCCTGCGCTTTATATCGTTGTTTTAATGGCAGCGTTTATAGCAGGCTGGCAAGTGCACGCATGGAGGATTAAAAGCACTTATCACGATACCTACGTCCAAACTGTGCATGTAATCAATGAGGCTCAAACTCAAAGTCAGCAGCTTGCCGATGCCATAGAGTCTAAAATAAATCAAAATGACGAAGCAATAAATGAGGTAAAAAAGAATGTCCAAATTCATATTATTAAAGAGCCTGTGTTTGACAGCTGTAGCGTGCCTGCTGGCGGGGTGCTCAACATTAACGCCGCAGCAGAGCGTATCAATCAAATTACTGCCACCCTCTAATTTACTGCAACCATGTGATGATGTGCCTTATTTAAAAGAGGGCGCGAGTATGGGCGATGTTGTCAATCATGATATTGAAGTTTTGAGGCTTTACGGAAATTGTCAGATTAAATTACAAGCTTTGCAAAACTGGGTTAAATCAAATAAAACATAACCCCAACATAACCCCATAAATTTTTAGGTGCTCTGAAATGGTGGGCCCAGAAGGATTTGAACCTTCGACCAAAGGATTATGAGTCCCTAAGTCCCGTTGATTGCATAAGGATTATTTCTTCTTCTGGCCAATAGGCTTGCAAGTTATCATAACAAACATCTACACCACGGGTTTTTTGGTCTAGATATAAACTAAATACGGCAGCCATTTGTTTATACTCTTTATGCCAAGCTCTAAATTTAAGATGGTTCATCATTCCCACAAAAGTTCTTTTTGATTATTTCGATTGATTTAACATTTATGCCCCAAGCAATTAACCTTTGACATTTAAAATCTGTTTTAACGTATGCACTACTTCAATCAAATCTTTTTGACGCTCAATAACGGTATCAATATTTTTGTAACTGGATGGTATTTCATCAAGAATCCCTTTATCTTTTCTGCATACCACACCGCGCGTTTGACTTTCTAGGTCTTCAACAGTGTAGGTTCTCTTTGCTTCGTTCCGACTCATGCGCCTTCCTGCACCATGACTTGCTGAGTTTAAAGACTCAGAATTCCCTTTGCCCCTAACAATATAGCTTTTAGTGCCCATTGAGCCAGGGATAATACCCATCTGGCCGCTATAAGCCGCAATCGCACCCTTGCGGGTAATAAAAGAATCCTCAGTTAAAAATTCTACATAGTTATGGTGACAACTTATTGCCGTTTCGTATTCTTGATCCAAGTAAGGTGTTACTAAAATCTGATGCTTTTGCAGAATGTTAAAACATATTTTCATCATGACTTTACGATTCAAGCGAGCGTAATACTGTGCCCATTTCAAAGCTTCACAGTATTCTGAAAAATGCTCATCCCCCTTGCTCAAAAAAGACAAGTCAGAATCGGGCAAGCCAAGTTCTAAGCACCGTTCTTTAGCCTTTTCCATGTAGTTAGTGCCAATCTTGTTGCCGATATGCCGACTACCAGAATGAAGCATTAGCCACAGATCATCACTTTCGTCAGCGCAAAGCTCAATAAAATGATTACCGGAGCCAAGCGTACCTAGTTGAAGTCTAATGTCATAAGGGGATAATGCCGCGATACTTTCTTGCAGCTGTGGAGTTGCAACCCTCATTAATTCATTGTGATAGACATCTAAGATGCCGTTCGTACCTTGATGTCTCCCTCCCGCTCCTAATGGAATTAAAGTGCTCATGCTTTGGAAGATAGAGCTTAACTGCTTCTGACTCAAATCGCTGGCCTTAATAGGCAGCTTAACCGCTTCCATTCCGCAGCCAATATCAACCCCAACCGCAGCAGGAATAATAGCCTTATATGTAGGTATCACGCTTCCTACTGTCGCACCTTTGCCGAAATGGCAATCAGGCATGATAGCAATTTTACCATTTAAGATAGGCAGAAAAGACATATTTTCAATTTGCTTTTGTGCTACGTCTTCTATTTCTTCCCACGGTAAAAATGTTTTTACATTCATGATTATTTCCTTTTTTATATTTATATAAGCTTACTCTTTTCAACTGCCAAGGATTTATCAGGTCTTAACGAGGCGACATGCCTGTCGGTGCGTGCAGGTTTCCACAGGTCAAAATGCCACTTGCCTTGAGTGTTGCACAGAACCTCCTCTTTTATGTAAAAACCGTCTTCTACATTTCCCGACATAATACTGCGACCTATAATATGCTGGTATTTTGCAGGTTGTCGATCCGAACAGTTAATCCATTCCTCTTTATTTTTGGCACCGATATCAATGTCGTTCCCAGATTTGCGTTTTAAAAACCGCTTAAATGCTTGTTGCATGGTTTCGTTTGCCATCGGTTCTCGCT